GCTTGTATAATTTCCATTATCAAACCTTTCTTGTATCGCGGAACGTTCATATGTGTAACCATCCGCAGCAATAACAGGGTCAGTCATAATCCTATTAGATAATGGACAAATGATTCCTCTACATCTTTCAGATTGATCTAGATAAAATACAGTTCTAGTATTAATACGATAGTATGCTAGTGTTCGGTAATCTTCTAATTGGATACCATCGAAAATTAGATGCTGTTCTTCAATAGGAATACCCTCTTGTGCGTGAATTTTAGTCTTTATCTTAAAAATAGTTTCTCTAGGTTCAACTTTTAATGTAATGGTCTTTCCAAACAATGTTTTAACAAAAAATACCTTTTGAGCAATGGCTCCAAAACTAGGAGGAATATATTCTACCCCATTCCAAAAAAATACTTCTGATTCTTCTTTTTCAATATTGGTATATGTGCATTTACCTTCCATTCGTCCCTCTTTCCACTCTCCAACGTATTTACTACCATCTGCAAATGTGTAGACGCCTTTGCCATCTATCATGTTATTCTTCCACTCTCCATCGTATTTATGACCATCCGCATATGTGCGGACGCCTTTGCCCTCCGCCTTGTTATTCTTCCACTCTCCATCGTATGAGTCACCATTTGCATATGTGTAGACGCCTTTGCCATCCTTCAAGCCATTCTTCAACTCTCCATCGTATGAGTCACCATTTGCATATGTGTGGACGCCTTGGCCATTCTTCAAGCCATTCTTCCACTCTCCATCGTATGAGTCACCATTTGCATATGTGCGGACGCCTTTGCCCTCCCACAAGTCATTCTTCCACTCTCCATCGTATGAGTAACCATCTGCCAATGTGACGACGCCTTTGCCCTCCCTCAAGCCATTACTGAAATTCCCTTCGTAAACGTTGCCACTAGTATACTCCATCTTACCCCGGCCATGAGGATTGCTGTTCGCCCACTCTCCGGTGTATTTGGTGCCATTAGAGAACGTGCACGAACCATAACCATCCTTCGGACATTGAGGTTGATCTAATGTAGTATTAGCAGCCCTGGCTTCAACAATGGCTCCAAAACTAGGAGGAGTATATTCTACATCATTCCTAAAAAAAACTTTTGATCTTTCTCTTCCACGTGGGAATATATATGTGAATTCACCTTCCTTTTTGTTATCTTTCCACTCTCCAACGTAAATACGACCATCCGCATATGTGTAGACGCCTTTGCCCTCCATCAAGTCATTCTTCCACTCTCCATTGTATAAGTCACCATCTGCATATTTCATGACGCCTTTGCCCTCCATGTTGCCATACTTGAACTCTCCATCGTATGAGCTACCATTTGCATATGTGTAGACGCCTTTGCCCTCCTTCAAGCCGTTCTTCCACTCTCCATCGTATGAGGCACCACTTGCCCATGTGTAGACGCCTTTGCCCTCCCTCAAGTCATTCTTAAAACTTCCCACGTATGAGTCACCATTTGCCCTCCTGTAAACACCTGTCCCCTCCTTCAAGCCATTACTGAAATTCCCTTCGTAAACGCCGCCACTAGTAGACTCCATCTTACCCCGGCCATGAGGATTGCCGTTCGCCCACTCTCCGGTGTATTTGCGACCATCTACATATGTGCGGACACCTTTGCCCTCCGGCTGGTCATACTTCAACTCTCCTTCGTACTTTTCGCCACTTGCAAACGTGAAGACGCCTTTGCCCTCCATCAAGCCATTCTTGAAACTTCCCGTGTATAAGTCACCATTTGTCCATCTTTGAACACCAGTCCCCTCCCTCAAGCCATTACTGAAATTCCCTTCGTAAGTGCTGCCATCAGTGCACTCATACTTACCCCGGCCATGAGGTTTGCTGTTCACCCACTCTCCGGTGTATTTTCCATTAGAGAACGTGAACGAACCATAACCATTAGCGTTGAGTCGATGAATTTGATCTAATGTGGTTCTAGTAGCCCTGGCTTCAACAATGAGCACAGCAGTAGGTGTATATTCTACCCCATTCCTAAAAAAAACTTTTGATCTTTCTTCTCCACGTGGGGGTATATATGTGAATTCACCTTCCCTTTTGTTATCTTTCCACTCTCCGGTGTATTTGCGACCATCTGCATATGTGTAGACGCCTTTGCCATTCATCATGTAATTCTTGAAACTTCCATTGTATAAGTCACCATTTGCATATGTGTAGATGCCTTCGCCATTCATCCTCCCGAACAACCACTTTCCATCGTATGAGTCACCATTTGCATATGTGTAGACGCCTTTGCCATCCCTCTTGTTATTCTTGAAACTTCCCACGTATGAGTCACCATTTGCACACCTTAAAACACCTGTCCCATCCATGTTACCATTCCTGAAATTCCCTTCGTAAACGTCGCCATTAGTAAACTCTATCTTACCCAGGCCATTCTGTTGGCCGTTCGCGAACTCTCCGGTGTATTTGGCGTCAATCCAGAACATGAACGAAGCATAACCAGTCTTCGGAAGTTGAGGTTGAGCCATTATTAATATATGTATATATATATATTTTTTATATTATATATTAATAAATAAAAATTTTAAAATATATGAATAGTAAATACAAAAAAATTATTATTTACATTCAAAAAAACATATAATATAAATATATTAAAATATATGTTTTATAAATAGGTGAACAATCGTTATATGTTTACAAACATTGTAAAAATATAAAGGTTGTTTACAATTAACAAAGATGACGATATTTTTGGCAAAATTCTTCTATTACATTTCGCAAAGCTATATTAGGTATGAGATTAGTATTTGGTAGGACAGACCCTGTCTTCGGGCTGGTATTTACTCCACGGTCAAACCATTCCTCTATTTGGACACGTTCATAAGTTTGACCATCAGCTGTAATTACAGGGTCTCTCATGATTTCTAAAGATATGGGGCAGATATATTCATTAGGTATTTCAATTTGAGCAACAGCCGCAGAACCAGGATGTTTAGAAGTAGATTTTTGAGCAATTTTTTCTTGCGTCTGCCTAACACCCTGAACCCAAGTTTCTATAAATACTTCATTATTAGATGTGGTATATATGCCTCGTCCATGCTTCAAATCATTCTTCCAATTCCCATCGTATGAGTCGCCATTCGCACACATTTCAACACCTTGTCCATCCCTCAAGTCATTTTTGTAACTTCCTATGTATGAGTCGCCATTTGGCAATGTTAATACGCCTTTGCCCTCCTTTTTGTCCTTCTTCCACTGTCCATCGTATGATTCACCAGTAGCATATGTGAAGACGCCTTTGCCATCCCTCAAGTTATTCTTAAAATCTCCATTGTATGAGTTACCATTTGCCCATGTGTAGATGCCTTTGCCGTCCATGTTGTCATTATTCCAATATCCATCGTATGAGGCACCACTTGCCCATGTGTAGATGCCTTTTCCCTCCATGTTGTCTTTCTTGTAACTTCCCTCGTATGAGTCACCATTTGCCCATCTTTCAACACCTGTCCCCTCCTTCAAACCATTACGGAAATTCCCTTCGTAAACGCCACCACTAGTATACTCCATCTTACCCCAGCCGTGTTCTTTGCTGTTCGCCCACTCTCCAGTGTATTTGTCGCCATTAGAGAAAGTGAACGAACCTTCACCATTTTCTGGACGTTTATTAACTGCCGCAACACTTTGTTGAGTATGTTTAACAGCTGCTTTAGTAGCCGCTTTGGGTGGTTTTCCTCCATTCAATTTAGACCGTCGCTTATTTTTAATATGACTATTTTTATAGGATTTTTTCTTAATTACCATTATTTATATATATATATATTTTATTATATATAAATAAAGACTATAAAAATATATAAAATTAACACTAAATATATCTAAATGTAATATGTATTTATTCAATAATTCGTTTAGCATTTTTATAGATCTCTTGATATTCATTTGAAAGTTCAGTCATCTCTGATGTTAGACTGATTAATTGTTGCTTATTTTGATTATATATATCACCCATTAAAAAATTATGTATAAAAGTCTGCTCAGGAATATGATTCATCAATTCATTCTTTATCAAAATCATAGTTTCAATATTTTTAACACGAATTGCTTTTTGATATTCAATGGATAGTCTTTTTAAAATTGTATCATCACATAAATTAGTTCCATCTTTATTATAGTATTTACCAATTAATAAATTATGATACCATTTTTCTATATTAATTTCGTGTTTAAGTAATTCTTTATTGAAATCATCACACACAACTGATTTTATATTTAAATTTTCATCATTATCATTTACACTATTACCAGGTAAACCATTTACCTTTTTTCGAGGGAGAACAGGTAAATTGATAACTGGTTGTGGTATCTTTGTATTTCGTTGATTAGACATTTATAATAATATACTATTTAATATAATATCTATTTAAATACTTATCATATTAAATTATTTAATATTAAAAATAATATTTGTTATTTTTAAAACTTTTTCTTATTGATTTCCTTCTTTTACTATGATTATACCCCCCTTCCAATATTGATAGTTTATCTTCAAAAAGTTTAGAAATCAACGTCTGTATTAAATGGTTTTTTATTCCGTACATACAATAGGGGTCGTCATTAGTCCATTCTTTATCAAATCTAATTAAACGTTCTCTTGTAAAAGGAGAACAAGGAATGTAATCGATTGGGACTGGCTTAGGATTAAATATTTTATATAATGTTCTTCCAGAATATGTAAATCCATCGGAAGCTGTATATGGGTTATTTAATAATTCAAATGAAACAGGGTCTTTCAAAAACTCGTATGACGGACTTGAGTTGTTGTTAATAAAATGTAATCTTGCGATACATTCTTGAATTTTAGTTACCTCACTATTTAATAAAACAGAGCCGTTATGATGTTCATCACTTTTAAAACCACATAGACGTCCGTCTGAGCCAACGATAAAAAGGATTTGTCTTCCATCGATTCCATTCATTTCGTTATCTTCAAAATATTTTATCCATTTAGAATTTATAGGAAAAAATAAACTATTAGAACCAGAAATGTATTGAACATTCATACATTTAGCAATATGATATAAGTCATAATAATCTATGCTTGGTTCAATAGTTATATTTTCTAAAGATGTATAAATATCAAGAGACATAAATTTATATATTATGATATAATATTTAATTTTTATTATTATAAAGTGCTTTTGTCTGATTGTTCCAAAGTTGTTCTATGGCTACATTTTTCTTTCCATCTAAACAATATAAATTATTATTATTATCTTTAACTTTAACATTTTTAAATAGTCCTTTAAATGCTGGTATATTCCAACGATTAATAATATTAACTAATTGTGGATTCCATTCAATTTCAGTTTTACAATTCATACATAAATGGGGTTCAGAACAAATATATGGATTTTTTTTATAAATATCACAATGAGATATTGGATAAGATAGGCCACGAATATAGCTATCAATATCTATTGATTTTAAAAAATCAATAAAATACGGTTTATTTGGTGAAAATCTATTTTTACAATTAGACATATTGCTGATGTTACAAAAAAAACAATCTTTATCTACTCTTTTAGGAAATATATTTATTTCTATTGATTTATTTTTATCAAATTCAGTATCTTGAGATATATATTTTACACCATTACATGTTTTATAGTCAGGCCTCATATCTAAAATAATTGGCTGTTTTATTAAAGGAAAATTTCTTTGAAAAATTTCATTATTATATTTATCTAATTTTGTATAATTACATATATTATGACAATACCAATTATCCTGTATTTTTTCCATATATATCAATTAAAGAATGTTTTAAATTTAATTAAATTAAATTATTATAAATATACTTTTTTTAAATTTTTTTTATTTACTTAGAATATAAAAACTAAAATGGCAAGTCTTTCAAATCAACTTTTAGCTGAAGCTTTAGGTGTCTTCGTATTCTTTTCTTGTATTTATGCTGTAGGTCAACCTATTCCTATTGCTCTTGGGTTATTAGTAGCAATTTACATTTTTGGCGGTGTTAGTGGCGGTCACTTTAATGCCACCGTTAGTATCAGTAAATGGCTTGTAAACGAAATCACTAATACACAACTTGTCGGTTATGTTCTAGCACAATTAGTAGGTGCTTTGGCTGCCGTATATGTGTCTAAAACAGTTGTTGGAAAGTAAATAACTAATTTATAATATTTTTATTATTTTAAATTAGTTAAATATAAATATATAGTATAATGGAGCCAAAATCTCTAATAAAAATATCTATAACATTTTTGTTAGGTATGTTTTTATTTTATTCTATCCAAAAATTAGTGTAAAATAATAAAAAAATTGATATTAAAACTATTTTAAATAGTAAAATAAAAACACCTTACCTAAGATGGCTTCTCCAAATCAACAACTTATAGAAGAATTACAAGTTATTTTAGATGAAGCAAAAATGACTAATAATCCAAATGATAGATTTCGAATTAAATCGTATAGAGATGCTATTGAAAAAATCAGAGCAGTTCCTGTAAAGATTAATAATGAAATCGAAATACCATTGGCTAAAACATCAAAAATTTACACTAAGGTAAAAGAATTTATAGAAAAAGGACAGATACATCAAAGCCAAAAAATATTATCTGAAAGTGAAGGTCTAATTGATATCTATAGAGAACTACAGAAAATAGCAGAGATAGGTCCAGCCAAGGCAAAATTATTAGTAGAAGAATATGGTATCCGTTCTATTGACCAATTAGCTAAAAATATTGATCTACTTAATGATAAACAAAAAATAGGATTTAAGTATTGGAAAACGGATCAACTAAGAATACCTAGGGAAGAAATATTGAAACATAAAAAATTATATGAAGCAACTATATCATTATTGGACGATTCCGATAAATTAACATTTACGATAACTGGTAGTTTTAGACGAGGAGCATTGAATAGTGGTGATATCGATATACTATTAACACATAATGACGACAAACGAGACTATTTTAAACAATTTGTTGATAGTTTAATATCTCAGAAATATCTGATTGATGACTTAGCATATGGTGAAAAAAAATATATGGGATATGGTAAACTATTTTCCAAGGATGGTATTCCTAGAAGAATTGATATCATATATACTCCACCAGAAGAATATCCTTTTGCTATATTGTATTTTACTGGTTCTGGATCTTTTAATGTTAAAATGCGCGAATATGCATCCAAAAAAGGATTTAGATTAAATGAAAAGGGGTTAATTGACCTCAAAACTGAAAAATTTGTTAAACATACCTTTAAAACAGAAGAAGATATTTTTCAATATTTAGGTCTAAAATATGTATTGCCCAGTGAACGTCTAGAAACTTACGTGTTCTAAATAATTATAGAGGGTTTTTTAAATAATAAATATTCATTATTTAAGAATACGATAGGCTATTGTAAAACAAGTCATAATAATAAAACATAAAACAACAAATAATGTTAGATATTTATAGTATAATGTAGCCTTTTTTTTTTGGTCACTAAAATGCTCCTTATAATTACCAGTCATATATTCAATACATGGTTCTAAAATGAAATCTTTTGTGCTCTTTAGATTTATTATATCTATAATATTATTTGGACTAAAACTTAATATATCTCCAACGGCACTTACCGCATTCCCTTCCAATGCACCACCTAAAAAATTAGCAGTTTTGGTCAAAGCGTTGTCTCCTAATTTTGTAAAATCTATACCTGGTTCATTTTTTATTAACGCATATCTAGGTTTATAACATTTATTAGAAAACCATTTACCTTCAGAATTATTACAATCTTTTTCATTATTAATTTTTTCAGATGTGCAGTGACCTACTTGATAATAATAACTACTACTTTGTTTACCATCTAATTTATTATTAAAAAATTGTGTATTTTTTGGTTTAGGTTGATTTCTATACATATGTCTAATTTCTCTCATAGCTATACAACCAGCGCGGTTATTTACTGGAACAGCATTACAGTCTAATTGATCCTGATCTCCAGATTTTGATTTATTACTTGGGTTTGGATCAATAATAAAGCCTTTTGCTATTTGTAACATCGCTTTGGGATTTTGAAAAAGAGCACTCCATGTACCTTTTGGTGATGTTCCAGTCACATCACTATTATAATTATTATCAATATATGTAGTGTAATCCCAATCATAATTAATCCATGGATACACTTTTTTTTTTGAGTCAGAATTCATTCGATTATGGTATTCATTTGCTTTTTTAACACATTCATACATTGTTTCACCTCCAGCACTTCTACATTTATTTATAAGTGTATTTAGTTCATTATTACTCATTATATTATCTTAATATATTTTATGTTATTAGATGTTTCAACAAAAATATATTAAAATAAAAAAAATATAAACAACAACAGTTTTAATAATGTGTCCGAATTCCAAGTGTATTTTCAAAATATGATTTACAAATTCCCCCAATAGTATCTCCTATTTTTTTACCAATTTCAATGGACTGGTTGGTTGATATACCTGCGAATAAACATGCATTATTACAATCATCTTTTAAATTATGTATTGTATTGTAATGTAAAATAATATTATCAGATACAATTACATTTTTCTCTATTGATATAGGACCTTTATTAAATATAAATTCACCTATTCGAATTACTTTATTTTCTATAGGCAACGATTTTGATAATATATGTGGATTAGGTAATAAAACTGTTAGTAAAGGGTCATATAATTTCGGAGTTTTAAACCACCATTCAATTATATTAGCAGATATATGTGATATAACCGTATTTTCACAAACAACATCAGGTGAAGCTGGTGAAACTTTAGTTAATGGTTGAAAAGGTATCCATTTACTTCCAATATTTATATGAGGCAGCCAACTTTTTAATTTTATATCTTTTAGGAAATGTCTTATTAGTTGTATAGGCCTTGGAATATTATATTTGGATTTTAAATTATGAGATGAAATTATTCCATCATATATTCCTAATGATAAACAAAAATACATTAATATATCATTTTCAAAAGACTGATTATATCGTTGAGACATATGCATTGATATTATTATCCAAAATCCTGAAATAGGTAATGTATCATTACCATGGAATGTTAGAAAGTCAGCAATAGTTTTTTGTTTGATATCTAATTTTTCAGAAATTTCAATGATTTTATTTATATCTAATTGTAAACCATTTTCCCAATTAGTTACTACCATATTATTAATATAGCTGAATTGTTCAGAATTAATATTAACTATTAAGCCAGAATAGTTTTCTAAACATTTATCTATATAATCACATACTTCAAAAGTGTTTGAATAATTTATATCAATGATAGGATATCCATCATCATTTATGAAAGTGCCATTAGGAATAACTAATGGTTCAAATAAACATGGATTTTTTGGTTTAAAATCAGGTTTACCTGTTATATCTGATGGAAATCCCCATTGTGGTACACTATGCGATTTTTTAATGCTGTCTATCAATGGACGTTTTCCATCAATATGCAATTTAGCCATTTCTTGAATAAGATTTATATAATTTATATTAATATTTGGGTCTTCTAAAAATACATCACAAAGCCTTAAATTTATATGTGTGTAATTTGGATATATCGCAGTCATAAATGCTTGATGTCCATAAAATATTAATGCTTTTAAGAATATAGACTTATTTGGATGTGCTTGTGTTAAACAAATATTTTTTAAACTATAATAATTTTTTGGTATCATAACTCGTTCATCGTATGGTTTTAATTTAGCATTAAATAATACATTAATATTATATATTAATTGAAAATAAGTATATGTATATATTGCAAAAATTGTAGGTTTATTATCACCATTTTTAATTATATCATCTAAATAATAATGAAATAAATGTGATACAATATTATATTTAAAACCTTCCATAAATATAATATTATATAATATTAAAATAATGTATATAAAACACAATGGATATTTACTATTTAAAATATATATAATAAATTAAAACATAAAATTGATTTACATTTAAAAATAAAATATTAATATATCATATAACCCAACTTTGATATGGAATTCTCATCCACTGAACCCCAACAAAAAAATTTTCTTAAAAAAAAAGTAGTTCCCATTATTAAAAAGGCACTTCCTGTAGCACAAAAGGTATTACCCGTTGCTTCCACATTTGTTCCTGCTCTTAAACCTATTGCTGCTATAGTAAGTGTTATTTAAAAAAAACTTAATTTTATTAATTATTTTCTAATTTTAAATAATAAGAAAATATTTAATAAATCCAAGAACTGTATTTATGTATTAAAATGGGGTAAAGGTTAATTTAATAAAATTATTATAATCATCTACTTCATGTTTTTTCATATTTTTATCTAAATATATATATTTATTAATCCTATTTCTAATATTATATAAATTTTTTTGTAGAACAATTGTTATTTTATCCTTTTCAAAGTTTAGCAAATCATCTAATTTTTCATTATATAATGTGCTGTGATTACCAACAAATGTTACATTATTTACGATATATTTAAATATACTATAATGAGGACTGTAACCTATAACAATAATATGTGTTACATAATTTAATTGATTTATAAGTTTTTTTATTTCATCTGTATTTCCAGCATAGTTATTTTTTATTGTTTTCATTGGAATTGATAGATTAAAATAATGAAAAATTTCCTGATTTGTATTATAGTTTTTGTATACATGTGGATACACACCATCAATACTAATTTTTATAAATCCCTCTTTATTCGCATTTTTTGAAAAATCAAGCATATACTTATCATTAATTTTATCAACTGTTAAATTATTTTGGAGAATATCCCCATAGCATGTAAACGGTTGTGAGTCAATATAAATACATTGACTAATATCATATCTTAATTGTGTTAATATCTGTATATCTATTCCACAACCTATATATAATCCCATTGGTTTATTATATATAGACATTAAAACTAATTTAATAGAATATATAATTATATTTCATTTAATCATATATAGTTATGTAAATGTAACAACATATAAATAAAATATTTATAAAACTTTACTATTATAAAAAATAATATATTAACAATAAATAATTATGAATTATTGAATTTCAAAATCAATTGATAATTTTTGTATTCTATTTTTAACTTTTTGAATAAATTCAAATGTTTCTAATTGTGTATCAAAATCTTTACCTGTTAATATTAAATTATATATATCATCAATAAAAACTCTTCTTACATTAAAATGTTCAGTCATTTTTGTATCAAATAATTGTAGTGCAGTCATACGTTTCTTTGGCTCAAAACTATTCCACAAAATTATAACTATTATACACCACAACGCACAATGTCCAACATAGTCATTCCATACAATAGAGGGTGACATGTTATTTGATACAATATATTCCTTATTATATTTAATTGATAAATTATAACCTACATTAACACTATTTCGACCATTTGGATCAAATAAATAAAACACAACTAACCCATCATTTTGTGTTTCTTTATATATCAAAATACCATGACTATCATTATGTCTTTGCACAGAAAACATATAAAATCCATCTTTTCGTTTAACTCGCGAAGTTTCACGCATATTTTCAACATGTTTATTACAAATCATTTTTGTACTATGCACATTATCATACAATTGTTTTATTTGAATTTCTAAATTTTGAATTTTTTTTTGAGCATTCCTTTCTACAAAAGACATTTGTATAATTTTTAATTTTAAAAATTAAAAAATAAACTATCAATTTTTTTCGTTATTTTAGTTTATTTGTAAAGATTATTTAATTTATTTATCTAAATAATATTATATTGTAAATATGTTTAAAATTATCATCTAAAAATATTATTCTTGTAGTTATTGTGGTTGTGAAACATAATTTTTAATATCCAATATTTTTTAAAGTGTTTCAACCTCTTGTTAAAAAACTATCAATTATAGATTTTAATAAATATATAGAAAAAAACATTAGTGTTAAATGACTAATTAGTGTGCTGTGGTTTTTTAGGGTTTATGCTATTATACAGCGTTTTGTATTGAAATAATTATAACATATTCATAAAATTTACTTATTTATAATTTTATTCATACTAAATGATAAAATATAATATATAGTATATATAAAATATGCAGCGTCTTACTCCAGAAGAATTAATTTTACAAACAAATTATATAACACATCAATTAGACGCATTATCACAAAATGAGCGTATGTCACCATTAACACATAGACCATATAATATACACACTGAACTTGTAGGAGGAATGTTGTTTATTACATGCGATTTACATGTAAATGACAACTTGGTATCGTTAACTATATTATTAGAAAGATATCCTACGTTAGCACCAAAAATTTATATTAATGATGTTAATGGTATTAAGTTAGTAAACACAATAGATAATATTAGATATTATTTGACTGACGTTGAATTACCTTATGGAATTGATATAGATAGATATTATAGTGGTGAATATTTGGTTGATAATGAATATAGAAATGGTTGGTTATTTTGGAATCCTCTAATAGGTATATTAGAAATTATACGTATAATGGAATATTTATTAAATTATACAGAATTAGATACAACTAATAAAGATACTAAATTATATGCTAATATTGGAATGATACCGCCAGAAATAAGAGAAATTTTGTTAGATGATTATATATGTGAAATTTGTTTGGATTCTTTATTAAGGCCTGATAGTGAAAATCCACTTAATAATGAAGATGGGTTTATTTACCAATTGCACTGCGGACAAGAGGGTGCTCCACATGTATTTCATTTAAGTTGCTTATATGAGTGGACTTTACAAAATCCAATTTGTCCAAAGTGTAGAACTCCAACTAGATTTTATAATGAAATTTTAAAAGGTTATACCTTTTTCAATAATCATAATACCAATGGACTAAACTTTTTTAGAGGTCATAATATAGCTCCCGATGGAGGAAGCAAAAAAATAAAGAAAAATATTAAAATTAAAAAAAGTATTAAAAGAAATATTCGTAAAAATCGAAAAAGTAAAAAATATGCATAGTTAATGTTATTAGGAATATTGTTCTATAATAAAATAGAAAATTAGTATAATTACAATATTAAAATACAATATTAAATTATTGATTTTCTTTATTAGATGTTATGAGTATATTTCGTATTTCGCTTTAAAATATTTATCAATATTTAAATCTCATTAATAAATATAATGAGTGTTATACTAATCATAGTTATTATTATAATAATTCTATTTAAATATAGTAAAAATAAAATAGAAAATTTTAGTAATCATACAAATATAGTTCATCATAGAAATATACACAAAAAAAAAGAAAATAATAATAAATTAAAAATTATAAATGAATATACACGACAAGATTTGCCTAGATATTTAAAAATAGAAGTATTTAATGCTGTTAATAAAAATATACTTAATAAATACAAAAATCGTTTAACTATAATTGATATCGACCATTTAAAAATTACCAATTATCCTGGCTCAGCCAATTATTATGTAGAAGTATTTATACTTGATAACACATTGTATACGACAAACAAATTTATTATAAATTATACAATTAAGAATGGTGGAGTTTTTAAACTAAATGATATGCGTATTTATAGTTTTAAAGATGATAAGGTAATTTTAAATAGCAATATTTATGGTATTCATCGAAATAATGTAGAAGGACGCAAAAATCTTACTAACCCCTATATTGATAATTCATTAAATCCAACAATACAAAATATTTTTAAAACAAGTCTTGAATACACAGACCTCCAAAAAGAATTAAATTATGAGGTTAATAAAAATATACTTGATAAAGATATAGACAAATTTAATTCTACAATACTTCCTAAGCATATTGTGGATAAATCCTTATATATGACTATGACCCCTGATTTTTTTAATATAAATATTTACCCTGTAGACATTAATAATGATATATTTAGTAGAACGAGAGGAATTATTTCTTTTCCTACTGGAAAATCAATATAAATAATTATTATTAATGCTTTTATCAATAAATGTGTTTTAAAAATATTTTCTTATCTCTTATTTTTTGTATAATAAGAAAATATATTTTTTTATATAAAGACACTAATAAGGGTTATTAAAGAACTATATAATTATAATTATTTGGGTCTAGCACCTTTTATCTTTTATATTTGATAACACAAAAGATAAAATTAGTTCATTAACTATTTAAAAAAATAATAAACATATATTAATATAAACCTGAATATGGAATGGGTAACAGTTAGTTATAATGGAAAAAAACGTGCGGTTGCTAATCACACATCGCATCCAACATATACAAAGCATACAGCATATCAAGACATAAAACTTTCTGGAATATTATTAGTGTCTAAAGATGCTAATGACCGTATCATAATAGGTTTGCTCAATAATGGAGCAAAAAAAAAATGGCTTATTAATAATATGGGAATTACACTAACTACTATATTAGAGGAATTTGGTTCTCGTTTAGATATCACTGAAACTCATCTAGAAGGAATTACGCGAGTTTCTAATGAATTATCATTAGGTCTAATTGATATATCTGATATAATTGATAACATTTCACTACATAATAAATCTAAAATGATTATGGGAATTGTGTATATTGATTTTAATGATATGATTAAATTTCAAGAAAAATTTTTTGAAAAAATATCTATAATTGATAAAACCACAATTCCTAAATATTGCGGGGATATGGATAGCTTACATCTAATATATTTAGAGAATATTAGTGAAAACTTAAAAAGAGTTGAAATTTATAGTGGGCAAAAATATTCTGAAAAATATTGTTTAACAACGGATATACATGGTAATAATGTGTGGATATCTTTTAAAACACAAGGGTTTTTAATTGACCAAGAGTTTTTAGAAAAGATACATGATACTATTAATAATAGTAATATAAAATGTAAAATAAATATATAATATTTTGTTTAGAGAACACTACATTGTTTAACTCCATACATATATTTATTTATTAATTCATTATTATTATTTATTTCTTTTTTAGAAAGTTCCTCATTATTTGTATTATTATACTGTCGTAATTGTGTAAGTTGTTTTAATGAAAAATACTCGGGAATATAATTAGATTGAAACATTATATTGTTATATATATTTATATATTTATATATTTATATAGATGTATTGCAATTTTTTTATATAAACTATAGTATTTCGTTTTTAATTTCATAATATTAGATTTCATCTAATTATATATATGAAATCATATATTTGGTTATATATATTTATTATAATAGGTATTTTAACATATAAATATGTTTTTGTTAATAATAAAAAAAAAATATCTTATTTTTGGAATAGTATGCCTGTTATGCATTTTGATAAAGAGTACCCAATAAATAAATCAATAATAAACATTAATTATGGATATCAAATTCCCAAACAGAATAATATTGTATTATTTGATATCAAAAAAGATATTGCTAATGTAACATCTTTTTTAAATGATAATTATATTGATGGATATAATTTATCAGAAGATTATCTCTATAGAAAAATGTCTATTGAAGGTTCAATTGGTATTTTATATAAAATAAATAATGTTATAGTTGGATTTATACAATGTAGTCCATACCAATTCCTCAATACAACCTTTAGTTATGTAGACCTTTTATGTGTTAAAAAAAGCTATCGGGATAAAGGATTGGCCAAAAATTTAATAGAAAATATAATTTATTATTCACCAATAAAAATATTCATCCATAAAAAAGATAAATATCCATTACCTTTTAATCATTTTTATAAAACAACTCATTATACCTGTGGTATAGCATATCTTAAAAACAAATATGGAATTAAAAACACAATGTATAAACCATTATTAAAAAGGGAAAATAATGCTGAAAATGTATTTATAACATCCGATAGTATCAAAACATACTATTTTCAAAATAATTATATTTCTTTCGCATTACATAAATTTAAAATGATAGGTATTCTTAAAATTGCTGAAATTTTTTATATAAGTCCTGGTTTTAATGATTATATTGATGTTATATCAATCATGAATGAAAATTATGTTGACTTTTTGGTTACGCTACCAAATGGTATATTTAAAGATAAAATAGATACAGATTACTATTCAAAAAGCATGGATCTCTATGTATATACATTTAATTTTATATTACATCCTATAACTGATGATTTATGGTTGAATATACCGTAATTTTGTATTATATTTGTGTTTCAGTAAAAAAAAAAATTGAAATCATATTAAAATAAACACAACAGACAGCATATTCTAAGATATATAAATCAGTAATGTCGTCATTGTCTAATAGAAAACCATTGTGCATCGGTAAACATACTGTGTATTATGAAAAATTATATAATGAAGACCATAAGGAATTTTGTCGTAGATTTGTTGATACTGTTTTAATTCACCATTTTGAAAAATTCGTTAATTTAAGTGTTAAAAACAATGTAGACTATAATGGTATTCATTATAAAATTAGTGATACCGACGCATTTCTTTGGGCAATACGTGATTTATTGGATAATTTTATGTCCTATAAAACAGTAAAAGACGCAATATTTGATAAATCGGTGTATAATGCTATTGACCAAATCTTTTCAGAAATTAAAACTGAATACCAGTATATTGAATTGCTATTCTATTCAAAAAAAAATACCAAACATTAATATTTTCCATTTTTTAAATATATATCCATTACGAAATAAAGGGCTGGTTTAATAAATTTATTTAAAAAGTTATTTGTTGTGTAATTTAATAATAAAATAATGCTTCCATTAATTATGTTTTTTTTATATATTTAGTAATTATTATTACCTTCAATAACTATAAAAATATAATTCTATTTTGCTTTAATATCTATTTAAAAAAATAATATAGTAAAAATATAAATGCATTTAATATAAAGATGACAAAATTTTCAGAGATTATTGTTTTAGATAATAATATAGATTATATAAAAGAATGCTATTATAAAATAAAAAAAGATAATAGTAATGTAGAATTTAATATTAGTTTGCTTAATCTATATTGGAAAAAAATTATAAAGAAAGGAAATTTAGATTTAATTCAGTGGTATTATCAAGAAATAAAAGAAAATAATTATTTTGATATCGATAATAGTTTTATTAAAAAATTGAATTATGTAACTACAGATATGGTTTGTCTATATTTTTATAAAAAAATAATTGAATTCAAAGAAGAGTATATGTATGAAGTTCAACTTAACGAATTTAAGCGTTTACTATCAAAAGGTTTTTTTCAAACAGCACAATATCTATTAACTACTAATTTTACAAATTCAGAAATATTTGATATAGACTATATATGTAAAATAATTGTAAAATATGGAAATTTAGATTTAGTTGAATATGCTATTCATTCTGATTTTTTTCATATATCAAAAGTGATGAAAAATATAAAAGATAATTCAGACAATGATGATGATAGTGATATAAATACTAAATTAAATGAAACACTAGTATATTATTTACTTGAACCAAATGTAAAGGTTTTTGATTCTAGTGTTGAGCGATATGAAACTATTTTTTTTAAATTAATTGGAATTTTAGATGATATTGAATATACGCAAATGATAAATGACCTGATAAGACGTATAAATGTTGTTATATCGAAACATTTAATAAATATTTTTAATTTTATTATTAATCAATATAATCATATGGTATCTCCAGAAATTTGGATTGAAAATTATATTTACTCTATATTGGTTGAGAATAATAAATCAATAGAATTAATCAAACCATTTGTAGATAAAAGTTTATTATCTAATTATACTGAAAAGATACATAATATACATATGGACACCTACTGCAATTCACAAGCGTCCATGAAAATGTTTTATGAAGAATTAAAACAATTTATATCAAGTTATCATTATTTCGATATAATTGTATGTGATTTACCTATATTTAATCCAGATAATATAAGTCAAAATTCAAAATATCTTCTTAACGAATATCCAGATTTATATAGAGATAATATCACAATTGATAATATTATAGCATATTATACACGATATTCAGATTGGGATAGTAATATTATAGAAGAATTGTTACAATTATATCCAGATTTAAATTTAATTGATGACAATCATTCTTTATTTACAGCTATACGAGAAATTAATATGAATAGAGTTCATACTGAAGAGCCTACGGATATACTATTTAGACACAATATATTAGATTATCTTGTTGATAAATATCCAGAACATTATAGATCAATAACTATAAATAGAAGTGATGATAATAATGGACATGACGATGATGATGACTATACGGATGGAATATATTATCTGCGTGTTGATGAACAGCCTTATATCTCAATTGATTTTAATACATTACTTATTGAATTTATAGAAAAAAACACGTTACTTAATAATGATGAACAAAAAGAATGTCTTATTTGCCAAGATATAATAGACACATCTAATCAACGAATAATATCTTGTTGTAGAACAGGAAATTTTGATAGTGGGCATATATATTGTGAAAATTGTTTAACACAATGGTTAAAAGAAGATTGTAGAACTTGTCCTACATGTAGGAAAAAACTTTTTTAAGTTTATACAGAATAAAGATTATCCTACAGCAGGTATATTTTTAACAACTCCATCTACATAATATAATATAACTCTATCATATTGAAATGGATATTTAGGATAATTTATGTCTTGAGTTGTTATCACATTGTATTTTTTTTCTTGTAATATTGTCGCTACTATATATATATTTTTAAATTGCAATTCAGGCCATCGATGAATAACTTTATTATTTATAGAATATATATCGTTGATATTAGATTTTTCTATTGTAGTATTTTTTATACAACTATTTCCCATTATTCTTATAAGTATATCTAAAGTTAATTTTTAATTTTAAATATATTTTTTTTATAATTATCGATTTTATATATAGATAATTATTGTTCTTTACGGTATTTTAGACGATCCCGTGCGACTTTCCGTTCTAATTCTGCGAGGTCTTCTGCTGTTGGTTCTCTTCTAGGTATTACGGAAGTTTCTTCCATGGGTTTATTAAGTGTTTGTTGTCTAGCAAATTCTTCAACGCGTTTCAAGCGATCCCGCTCAACTTTCCGTTCTAATTGTGCACGATCTTCTGCGGTTGGTTCTCTTCTAACAAAAGTAGGGTTCTGATCCTTGGTTTTTTGTGGTCTTAAAAAATCTTTATTCCTAAGAACATACCATAAAAACATCATGATTAGAAATACTACAAGTAGCATTAACATGTTCCCACCTTTCTGTATTATCCTTATAGAACCACCGCCATTCAATTCATCAATGTAACATGTTTGAACATTTTGAACATACACTAATATTAAACTGTTTATTATTTCAGACATATCGATTTCACCAAAAATATCACTTCTACAATCATCTATAATATCAAACATTATTTCAGCAGTTAATACATCCTTATGACTTGTAGTATCACTCAATTGGTGAAATAATTCATCTAAATTATTTAATACATCATTTTTTAACAAATATGCTAAATTTGTTATACGCATGCAGTAATAGGTAGCTTTAAATAATCGGTCACTCCATGTTTTGTTTTCTTTATTAGAATAATAGTAGTTTACTATTTCATCTATTGTTTCATCATCATAATATTCATCAATTAAATTTGTAATAGATAATGGATCAAATTTAGATAATTCGGTCATAATTCTAACAACAAACTTCTGCTCATTATTTAATAATTTTTCATCAGTATGTAAAATATCTAATGGATTACCTTTATCATCTAATTGGGTTTTTAAGTATTCTATACGAGCAAATTCATCTTTTTCGCGTTTACGTTGTTTTGAACGACGTTTGCGTTCAACAGCTTGGTGTTTTTTAGAGCTTTTTTGTTTTGGAGGATGGGGCATTTATATTATATTATTATATATTTTAATTATTAACTCTGTAATTTATTTTATCTAATACAATGGAATAGTTACAATTAGCTATATAACTAAATATATATGAAATTGTAAATTAAACTCATTTTATAATAGACTAATTCCATTCAATACCATCTTTCAAAAAGTAAAATAAACTAGTCATAGGTTCACCTGTTGCTGAAGTTTTATATGCTACACCTGCGATATCTAAATGTATCCATGGATTTTTGGGATCAACAAATTCATTAATAAATACAGCCGCCATTATAGTATCAGCATGAGCATTAGGATTATAACTAATATAATCGGCCACATCAGATTCTAAAAGCTTTTTAAATTTACGATGTAATGGTAAAGTCCAGTAATTTTCCATGTGGTATTCTCCATATTCTTGTATTTTTTTTGAATAGTTCTGTCCTTTTTTATTGTGTAAAACAACTGTCCCCATTCCACCAAATATTGAAGAAGCTTGACCTGTTAATGTTGCTATATCAATAATTAATTTAATTTTAGGAATAGTCTTATGGGCATAGCAAATAGCATCTGCTAGGATAATTCTTCCTTCAGCATCTGTATTTGATAATTCAATTGTCTTACCATTACACGCTGTAATTATATCTCCAGGATGAACAGCGTCTTTTGAAGGCATATTTTCAACAATTGGTAAGAGACCTATGTAATTACCTTCTATTTCCATACTAGCAAGGGCATTGATAAGACCATAAACATACACAGCACCCGTTTTATCAGATTTCATGTCTCTAAAATCACCTTTTTTAAGATTTAATCCTCCACTATCAAACATGACGCCTTTCCCTACTAAGACAATAGGGTTATTTTGTATTTCCTCTGTGTTTTTAGTATTTTTATAATATATTATTTCAATTAATCTTGAAGGATTTCTACTGCCACTATTAACTGCTAATATACCATTTAATCCATTTTTTAATAACTCTTTTTCATTTAAAACTTTAACTGTAATATTTGAATGCTTATTGATTTTTATATATTCTAAAAAAGTGTTTGAATTCATTAAATTTGGAGGAGTATCAATTAATCGCATGCATTCAATAATATTATTAGATAAAGTAGAACATTGTAAAATATTTCTTAAATATGGTTCTTTTTTTTCAATATTTTTTGACCGAACAAACACATTTTTTAATCTATCCTTTTCTTTAAACTTATATGAACACACGCAAAATTTTTCTATTATATTATTAACATATGTAGTAACCTTATCTAAATTTAATATTACATCTAATTTTGTTCTTCTTGCAATTTTTTCTATTTTTTCATACAAATACTCAATACTTTCTTCATCATCAATTGAAAAACATATTGTATTCGGAGTTTTTTCCGATAAACATGACTTGGCTTCAATAAATGTATATTCTTTTGATATACTCATTATATATTCTATAATTATAATTAATTTCTAATAAACTAGAATAATATTAACGACAATATTTAATAAATAAAATAATTAAGTAATGTAATGTTTTAGTTAGTATAAGGTTATTTAAATTACTAGATAAAATAATTAGATAAACAAATAAACTATGTAGAATATAAAAGAAAAAATAATTTTAGAATCTAAAAACTTAAATAATTGGTAAATAATTAGTAAATAAAGTGGTAATAATAAAACGATACATTATTTGTTTTCTATATGTTCAAGCAAATACTTGAATAAGTTATCTCTATTGATATTCGTATTAGAAAGACTATTGGATAGTTCATCAATACAATCCATATTATTTACAAAACCACCCAAAATTAATAACAATAATAATTCAATTATTTTGTCTGTATTATGTTCATTTGTGAGAGTATCTAGAATTTCTTCTAATTTATCATTATTTAATATCGGATTACGTAAACACTGGATGACTGTTTTATTATTATCATATTTTTCACAATGTGGCCCAAAATTAAAATAATATTCATATTCATATCGATGGGTTTGCCCAAAGGGTTTATGCACTTTTACAGGTATATCTAAGTCAAAAAGACGAATTGTTTGATTAAGTTCATATACATAACCACCAGCATATCGTTCATATTTTTGTATATAATCACCATTTATTACATTTTTTTCAGGAATATAAAGTAAATAATGACCATTTTGATAATGGGTTTTAATACTATGTAAAACTAAATCCTTAAGCATTATGTTTGTTAATAATATATTTATCAAATAAATCGGAGTTCAATTTTTTTATATCTATAATCATTAAAATAATAATTTATTAAATATACAATATAGTTAGTTAGTTAATAAAAATAGAAAAAAAATATTTATAGTTTTTTTCTATTTTTTAGTTTTTTATGTTTTAAAAATTTAATATATCATTACATACACAACAAATTAATCTAATAAAAACTACATCATTACACAATTTTATTTATTTTTTTATTGTTACCTACCTTTCTAATATGATAAATCTATTTACTTTTTAAGTGTGGCTCCACACAGCAGAAGAGTATCACCAAGAGCCAAACTAACAATCCAACCACCATATTTGGTGTTGTAATATAGGGGTCGATCCAAACCCTTCATCTGAAGTTTCCAAGTTGTAGGAACACTGTGTCCAGTTCCCCAGTATACATGTCCACCAGAAACCTTAGTTACAGCACTTGGGGGCTCAAGCACATATGAATTTTCAGTCTCAGAATTAAATCTAAACTTCCAGCCAGACAAAAGTTTAGAACTCATATCAGGAGCATATTCATCTTCTGAAAAATCAGTTTCACTATCGGAATTCATTGGATAAACTTCAAACCTTTCACAATCACATGTTTCAGTTTTAGTTTGGGATTTAGGTTGGGATTTAGGTTGGGGTTTAGGTTGGGTTTTAAGTTGAGTTTTCTTTTCGCAACAAGTAGCAAGTTGTTGCAACTTACTGCCTTCGGTTCGCAAATCGTTACCACAAACCCAACTATAATATGGAACAGCAAGATAAATAGTGTTATAGGCAGGATGTTGGAGTTCGTAATCAGTAAGGTTCATACCAATGTAGTAATACATCAACCTATCAAGAACATCACGCTTCAAATGATGCAATGAAAATTCAAAAACCCTAAAACACTCTGGGTCAACTTGAGGCAAGTCGCATGTTAGAAATCCATTTGGAGCAATATAAGTTGTGAACATATCATAGACACGTGCCCTATCCTCAAATTGAGTGATAGAATCCCAACCAGTCTCATCCAAAACATAATCTTGGGTAGAACTACGAAAATGGTTAAGATAAAACCTCACAGGGAAAGGTTCAAGATAGCTACTACGAGGAGCAGTAGAAAATTCATAATTAGTAGTGTTAGGAGAATAGTGAGAAGGAGCCATTATATAATTATGTATACTAATATATTTTTAAGTATATATATTTTATCGTTCAAATTTTTTTTAACATTCAGAGTTTTTGAAAAAGGATGAAGTATCGTATGTTAACTATCATAAATTCATTTTATTTTACAAAAAAATTGATACACTTAACAATACAAATCATTATCATTATCTATTTATCTTCATCGCAATGGTTTTAACTAGAAGTATGACTGCTAAATTATATAATCCCAATTATACCATAGAATACTCTCCCAATACTTATAATCCTAATAATCGTATTTCCTTGGTAACAGAAGAAAATATTAAAAATCACTCCATAACACTATATGATATGTATGATATTTACAACGACATAAAATATAAATCGCATATTAATAACAATGGGGTTATTGAATATAATGATTTGCGTCCATTACTGTTTTCAACCATGGGTATATTTTACGATAAAATTTATAAAACAACATTGAAAATTAAAAAAATATTAGCATCACACACAAACAAATCGGTAAAACATACACAAATTCTTAGAGAAACTCTAAACCAACTGAAAAATATTGATATTCAATTTAGGCAAAACGGTGTAAACTGCCATTTTGGGGATTTTAATCCAGATAATTCTGTATTCGAAGGTTTTACTGAAGAAGAGATTTCACAAATTTATACACAATGGCTTACCCCATTAGATATTATACGCATGGATTTATTTACATATGTTTTAAATATGTACAATACCTATATAAGCATTCTAAAATCAGCTGTTAATAATGACGCAAATTTTAGTGAATATTTTAACGAAGAACTATGTGACAACAATTTTTGTAAAAGCAGTGTCTATGGATATATTAGTAATATCAAATTTGTAGTTATGTCTATGTAAATAATAGTGAAATTTGATTATATATATATAATCAGTTGTAATAATCTTTTTTTTTAATATTAAATATAAATATATATATGATAAAATTATTATTATTAAATATTATTAATAAATTTATTCCAAATGTTATTAAATTAAATTCTAATGGCTTATATTCTTTTAGAAGTGATTACCAAAGGTCAGATTCTAAAATAGAAGAAAAAAAAACACATTTAT